AGGAGGAATTATTTTGGCTAATCAGGATATCAAGGATGAAATCAAAAAATCCGGATTGAAGCACTGGGAAGTCGCTGCTGAATATGGAATTACGGATGGTAATTTTTCAAGATTATTAAGGTTGGAGTTGAAGCCGGATAAGAAGGAACGAATCCATGAAATAATCAAAAAGCTTAAGGTTGAAAAAAGCAAGGATATATCTGCATAAAACGGCAGCATTATGGATACTAACCGGGAAGGAGGTAAAAAGTTGTGTCCACAGAAAAGAGCAGTTTTATATTATATCCAGGATATCGCAAACACCTTTCTCTCTTATCAGATGCAGATCGAGGGAAGCTACTGATGGCATTATTTGATTATGCGGAAAGTGGGAAGCTTCCTGAGTTCGATGGGGCCGCTGCTGCCATGGCATTCTCATTTATACAGGACCAGATGGATAGGGATGCTAACAAATATGCTGCTGTATGTGAGCGAAACAGGAAAAACGGTTCAAAAGGTGGTCGTCCTCCAAAAGCAAATGAAAGCGAAACTAACCCAACAGAACCCAAAGAAACCGAGCGGTTATTTCATAAACCCAAAAAACCTGATAATGATAATGAATATGATAATGATACTGATAATGACAATGATAATGATACTGGAGATGATAAAACAATATCAGAGTTACATATTAATCCTGAAACAGCAGGGACAAAAAAGACTAAAAAAAGGGCTACTCACCCAAAGGAAGAAAGTTATTTTCCTAATGATGAGAAGTTAAATAATGTTTTCCTTGATTTCATTGATATGAGAAGGAAAATTAAGTCTCCCATGACGGACCGAGCCATTACCATTATGCTAAACAAGCTTATAAAGCTCGATAACGAAATGGCTATCAGGATGCTGGAACAATCCATATTAAACAACTGGAAAAATATTTATCCGCTGAAAGAAAATTCTTCTAACAGTGGAAGAACAGGCACTCAGAGAGCTAAAGAATGTTTGGAGGGATGGGGAAATGAATAAAGCAGAATTTAAGAATATAGCCTTCGCTATCAGCACGGCTTACCCTAATTCAAGCCTATTCCAGAGTGTGGAGTCGGCTGAATTCTGGTACAAGCTTCTTCAGGATATTGATTATGATATTGCTCAGAATGCAGTTACAGAACATATTAGCACAAATAAATTCCCGCCGAGTATAGCTGAAATTCGTGAAAAATGTACTAAGAGATATGGAAAGAGCATACCGGACTGGGGAACGGCATGGGAAAGCGTATTAAAAGCCATCAAAAAGTATGGGTGGCCAGAGGAGCTAAAGGCATTAGAAAGCATGGATGATCTTACAAGGAAGTGTGTAAAGCGGCTCGGATACCAGAATCTTTGCGGGAGTGAGAATTTTATGGCTGATAGAGCTAATTTCAGGATGTTATATGAAGAGCTGTCCAGTGAAGTAAAGACTGATCAGCAGCTGCAGGAACCGGTTTTACTAAAAAAACAGCAGTTAATTGCAGAACATCAGGAAAAGCCGGCGATTATTCCTGCAAAGGAAAGCAGAAAGGAGGATCAGAAGAACGTAGCCGCCAGTCATGATGAAATTGACCGATTACTGAGCGACTTCAGACAATCCTTCAAATGATTTTACTGCCAAATATTACGGATAGAGGGGTGTCTGCATTATGCCGAGTAATGAGGAATTAGTGAAGCTTATTCAGCAAGGGGTTGATATAAGAAAAAATCAGGAGCAGCTTTATCTGCAAAATGAAAAATTTATTGAACATGTAATAAAAAGATATACTCACCTACAGTATAAAAAAAATGAAGATAATGGATTTGAAGATTTAAAACAACAAGGATATTTAGGAATGATATATGCTGCCAGCAAATTTGAAGTTGATAAAGGAGTAAAATTTCTTACATATGCAGAATATTGGATAAGACAATCTATTGTCAGATACTATGGTAATTGTGGAGTGGTAAGAATTCCTTCATTTCAAAGGCATCGGTTAAAAAGATATGAACAATATAAAGAAAAATTCAAAAGAGAAAACGGCAGGTTACCGCTAATTAGAGAGATTAGTGAGGAGCTCCATATATCTATTAAGTCAGTGAAGGGTTTGGAAAAGCTGGTCTATAAATTACAGGCTATTAGTCTTGATGAATACATAATGAATTCTTCTGATGATTCTTCTGATACTAAACTGATAGATTGTATGATGGCAGAAGACAATGTGGAAGAGGTAGTTATAGAGAGTATTTATTTACAAGAATTGCATCAGTCCTTAGAGTTAGCATTAAAAATATTAACCAAGGAAGAAATTGAAGTGATTAAGTGCAGATATTATCAGAGATCTTTAATTGATCAAATATGTGAGATATACAAATGTACGCGACAATGTATTTATGACCGACTGGATAGAGCTTTCTACAAAATTCTGAAAAGTGACCGCATAGATGATCTTATGACATTTATGAATGAAGGTTTTGTTTACAGAGAAGAGTATGATATCAGGTACAAAGAAATCGAGGTAGAGGAAAGTGAATTTCTCATTTAACTATTTCAAAGAAAGGAAGTACTGATGAAAAAAGGTAAATACTCAGATGCCGAATGGAATTACTTTCTGGAGGATCTGAAGGAAGAAAAGATACTGGGTATTGATTATGAAAAAATGTATACTGCTCAATTATATTTCCGGCTTTTTGTTGAAGATGACGAATTAAGCGAGCAATTTCATAAAAAGAAACAGATACTCATAAAGGCACTTGAGGATTACAGAAGGGATTACAGAGCTATAAAAATTGATAAGAATAAGATTCTTATGAGTATGACCAGAAGAAAATTCACTATAAATTCTCTATCTAATTTTTCCGGAATAAATAGGGTTTTATTAACCAAAATCAAGAATGGAAAAGTGAATACTTTAAAACAATTGACATTAAGCAAGCTTGCAGAAGCCCTGAAGGTGAATGTATCAGATTTAATCCTTCATGATGAAGAAAATATTGATAGCGTAGATGAAAATGACTGTTCCATGAAAGACTGGGTTGAGGAACTTGTTAAAAAGCATGCAGCACTTTGCAAAAAAGCCGAGGATAAGGAAGAGCGTATCAGATGGCATAATGCTATGGTCTATAAGTACATGATAAAAAATATCTATCCTGATTCCGTTATAGCGAGAAAATTAGGTATATCGGAAGATACATTTTACAGTGATATGAGAAAAGCTCTTGATGATATGATGGTCCTGGCTTTTGGAATAGACGGCATACGGTTTCAAGATGAAACAAAAGAAAATAGGGCATAAAAGCAGATGATTTTCATCAGGCAATGTAATTCACGTGTTTTATAGTTTAGGTGCCTATTTGGTCAATTTAGAGGGCATAGGATAACCAACAATAAAATGATAAGGAGATTGAAAAGATGAATGATATTTTAAAAAAACAGATGGAGATAACTAGACAGATTAATGAGAAATCACGTAGGGTAGCTGAGATTGGAAAGCTTCTTGAGACAGCTGATCCTATTGAGGCAGCAGAGCTGAAAACAGAAAGAAAGGCTCTCCGGGGTGAGATAGCAGCCCTGGATGATATGCTCCACAAGACAGCTATTATAGCAAAGGGACCAAGCTCCATGGACAAGATGCTTGCCGGCATAAATTCGAAGTTTGAGGAAAAGAATATTCGGATTGCGGAGATAGACAGCAAAATTAAAAAATTCAATGAGCGATTGGAGCAGATCAGGGAGGAGAGAGCAGTTGCAGATAAAACTCTGGATACAGATAAGGCGGTTGCGCTTGCCAGGGAGAAGGAAACAATTGACGATAGATTAAAGGCTCTTCGTGAGATGCGTGAAAAGGCAGAGAATACGGTTCCTGTTACAAAGACATTTCTGGAAGAGCAATGGTATAGTATTTGCTCATCCAGGAAAGAAGAGTGGGACAACCGGCTTGAAAGGATCCGCATTGCTGTAGAGGAATACAAGGCAGCTGTCGGTAGCTTAGATTCAATGAATTCAGAGCTTATCGAGGTAAGAGATAGGATAAAAGGCATTGCTATTAATAATGGATTTAGCATCAGAACGGAGCCATTCTTTACAGCCGGCCTTATCACGGAGGATTATACTATCAGTAAGATAGACGGTTATTTCGTTTGCAGGATTTCTAATAATGCAATGAGCGGAGCCCTATAGCTTGAGGTCGTAGATGTTGCATTCCTTTGATTTTAGACTATTTTTATTTTTAATGTTAATTTGTACATAACTATAATTCTAATGCCTGTTTGGTCAAAGTACGAAGCATGTAATAGATATATGACAGGTGGTGAGAAGGATTGGAGGACGCGAGAAAACCAAATTATGAATTAGCTGAGATTGATTATATGTCCGGCATGAAGTACAAGGATATTGCTGAAAAATATAGCGTTACTATTAATACAGTAAAATCATGGAAACAACGGTATGACTGGAACAAAGGAAAAAAGAGTGTGCATACAAAGGTGAAAAAAGTATGCACACAAAAGAAGCCGAAGGATGCGAAAAAAGAGACGGTTCCGGAAGAAGTAGTCAATGTAGAAGAAAATCCGGACCTTACTGATAAGCAGAGACTTTTTTGCCTATATTATGCAAAATCCTTTAATGCAACCCAGTCATATAAGAAGGCTTATGAATGTGATTATAAGACGGCCCAAGCAATAGCCTATAGACTGTTGGAAAAGGATGGAGTAAGGGAAGAAATCAAGAGGCTCAAGCAAGGCAGATTTAATAGAGCTCTTCTTGAACCGGAAGATATCTTCCAGAAGTTCATGGACATAGCTTTCGCCGATCTCACAGATTATATTTCCTGCGGAAGAGAGACTGTACCTGTAATGGGACCGTTTGGACCAATTATGGTACAGGATAAAGAAACCAAAAAAAAGGTACCGCTCACTAAAGAAGTGAATGTAGTGAAATTCAAGGAATCCGGAGATATGGATGGAACTATCCTGACGGAAGTAAAGCAAGGGAAAGACGGAGCAAGTATTAAACTTGCTGATAGAATGAAGGCGCTGGAGTGGCTTGCTGATCATATGGATTTAGCTACAGAAGAGCAGAGAGTCCGGATTGCTGCATTGAAAGAAAAATCGAACAGCGGAGACAGTGAACTCGTAAGGCTATGGGCTGAGAAGGTAATGAAATCAAGACAAAATCCAGATGGATAAATAACAGGTGAGAAGACCGGTAATAATCCGATATTCTCACCTATATTTCTTTCCTGTATCCAGTATATATCCGGTACCTGAGGTTATCCGCAAAAGCATGATGTGTCAATCATGAGAAGAGAGCTTTTTTGAAATCCGAATAGCTGTAAGAGCCTCAATACATTTGGTTTTTATTCCTTGGACATTGGTGAGCTGATGCTCTAACCTTATCCAGGTATTAATATCATCCATATACTTATCGATTTTTACCATATACCGGTGTTCAATAATGGTGAGAAGCTTAATCTCATCCAATACAAGAGTCTCTTCATCCTGTGGCATGTCATTAATCATATCAAGCTCTGCTTCTGTAGGTGGATTGCTATTGAGAATGTCACATATCCATTGACGGTAATTACTCATATTGATACGAGCTCCATAACGGATTCTTATTCCTTTTAAATTTTGTCCAGGTACTATTTTCATAATTATTTACACCTCATTTATCTATATCAGTTATCTGATCGGCTGGATCACTGCCATAATATCTTTCGTGAAAGTATTTTTTTGGTATCTTTCCGGCCGGGTATTCTGCATATCCTTTACTGACCAACTCCTTCCTGAGGTTATTGATAATCTTATAGGCTGTTGTCTGACCTACATCGAGCATTTCCATAATATCGGATGCATTGTAAAACAGAACAGGTGTCACTTTATCCATACTAAACTCCTTAAATATGAACGAAAAAGGATGATAAATGCATGACAAAAACATGACAAAAGCATGCCATAGAGTGTTAATGTGAAGCACTATCTGAATTATCCGGAACGTATTCAATGATATCTCCAATGTCACAATTTAGTAATTTACAAAGGTTTTCGAGAACTTCCAGCGTTACTCTTTCATTCCTCCCCATCTTAGCAATTGATGTAGGATGAATTCCAGCATTCCTCAAAGTAGTCTTATTCCATCCCTTATCGATAAGCAGCTTCCATAGCTTGTTATATGATATACTCACTTTTTTGACCTCCTTTCTAAGTTTTCTAAACATTATTATACAACTAAAATGTTCATAAGTAAATACATAATGATCATCATAATGCACAAATAGAAAGGTAAAATATTGGAAGGTTTGTCTATTGATGAAATGTTCATCAAAATGTACAATATGTGCATAGTATAAAACAAATGTTCACACAAAAGGGGATGATCGTTGACCAGATAGGCAGCAAATAATAGGCATAATTCCAGAAGCTGAATTGGAATCCGAGGTTCCAGTTTGCAAATTTAACTTCCGATTCAGCATATCTCTTGCAAGACTAAATTCCAGTAATCAAAGATTTACCTATAATTCTAGAAGTTAGTATTGCAAAAAGTAATATAACTGGAATTTACTATGCCAAACAGATTGTTTTATCGTTCAAAAGTTGTTATGCTTTTTTCGAGATAATTTTCTCTGGAAAAAGAGCATACGCTAACCAGAGGTCGAATTTAGCTTCCTTTTTTGCAAGATTAAATTCCACCCCTCCTCGGTTCAATATTTGTTCCGAATGGCGTTTGCTATTTTACTTTTTCAGCAACAGAGGTGTGAGGTTGATCTCGTTAGCGGGGATAAGCTTTAAGTTAAGCTTTTCTAAGGGTTCCTCGCTATTTAGGAAGCTGAACAGCTGGTGGGCAGACTGGTTGTTCAGCTTTTTTCTATTGTAAGAATTGATATTACTCATCATAAGTGTGATATCATCCTGAACCAGTCCATCAAATGAAGTGCCCTTTGGCAGTACCCGTCGTATCATCTCATGCGTTACTTCACATCCACCTTTCTGGTCAGAACGCTGGGGGTCGCAGTAGAATACGTGCGTTCTGCGTTCGTTATTCTCATTAAACTCTATAGCAAGGGGGTTGGTAAATTCACTCCCTCTGTCTGTGAGTATGACCTGGAATAAGCTAGTAAATGTGTCATGCCCTAGAAGCTCATATAGCTGATCAAATATTTTGGTTACTGATCTGGCTGTATTAGTATCTCGGATAAATGCAAGCATAAGACTGCAGTTTCTAAAGTAGATGGTAAGAAGTACCTTTCCACCTTTACGGCCTTCTACCGAATCCATCTCCACGATTGGGACATCGGGATTAGCTGCAATGTAGGTCTCAAAATCTTCATAGGTTCGTCCTACATGACATTGTTTATCAACTCTTACAGGCTTCTTGTGTGAACGGGTACGATATCGTACTTTTCTAGGAAGGTCAATGTTATCAACTGATAAAAGACCTGCATCAATGTAGTTATAAATGGTCTTTTCATCAAGCATGATGTCATCCGCATTGTTTACACAGATCATGTGTACAGACTGTCCTTGCTTTATAAGGGGTGACATGATTTCATCAATGCGCTTGAGTTCTGATGGAGTAATAGCAATCCCTTGACGGCTCTCAGAACGAGTTGCCTCATACTCCTTCTGTGCATTCTTGGCATCATAAAGATGTCGCTCTAGCTTACAGCGTAAGCGGGTATCACAGCCGTTACAGACGTATGGTGGTTTATTTAGCTTATGACATGTAAGTTCAATAAAGTCAGGGCAATGCTCATAACAGTTCCGATATGAGCATCCCTTGCAAGAACCTTTATATGGATGTTTGCATGGTTTACATGCCTTTCCCATATGAGAACAGCTAGTGCGATTAGCACAGGGATTATAGCTCCCTTTGCGAACTGTTTGATTGTGGTTCTTAACTTCTTTTGAGATGGTAGATGGATCTTTTCCTAGCTCTCTTCCAATCTCTGTAAATGAAGCTCCTTCTTTGAGGGAAACTTCTATAGTGGCTCTTTCATCAAGAGTAAGGTGTGCGTTCTTTGCCATGGTAAATTCTCCTTGGTATCACGCCATCCGGACTCTGGTGCTGAACCATTAGTATAACAGACCAGATAGTTTGCAACAGTAACTTCTAGTGATAACTTTGCAAAACTAAGTTCCAGTTTGGGGCTGAACAGACTGGAATTTAACTTTTCAATTCAGCCATAATTCCAGAAATTTATTTAACAAAGGAGGAATTCAAGATCATGAATCAGGTAGCAGTAAAGGAAACGGCGCCTGGGAGAAATTCGGGGAAAGTTATCGAGTTGCAGGATTATGTAATGCAGAAGAAAGATTATATTCTTCATGAGCTATTAGCAGCGGTACCAGAAGAGTATAGAAAAGATTATAGTGAAAGCCCATTACTTAGATTATTACTAAAATACGATGGCATGAACAAAGAAAATAAAGAGAGAATATTCAACTTTGCAGAGAAAGTGATTGCTGAAAAAAGAGGAGAGCAATTCAATAAACGAGACATATTCTCTCATGTGCTGGCATGGGGAAATAATGATACATGGGGCACTATAGAAAAAGTGGCAGATAATCTGCTAATTCAGGACAGAGGATAAGAGGGAGGACAAAGATAATGAGTAAGGAAATAATAAGAGATCTCTTTAACAGTCAGTTTGCGGTGGATCATAAAGCTTATGAGGAATCAGATGAGGAGAAAGAGAAGAAGAAAACTGTTTATGATTTTTTGAATTGCAAGCTGAAGGAAAAAGATATCGAAGAATTTGAGGCAATTCTAAATGAATATTCCTGTGAGGTTATGGAAAGTGCTTTTGTTTCTGGTTACAAGATGGCTATTAATCTGATATTGGGAGCAACGATTGCATAACTTCATCTTACATAGATGCTGCCGGGAGCCGATTCACTTCCGGCAGCAGGCATATATCACTTAATACTGCTGCCATAAAAACAAATTGACAACAACAACAAAACGAGTTAAAATTAAGACAAATGTATGACATTAGAATGACTTATGAATGATAAAAGCATGTTGATTGTAAGATAAATGGATGACGTAGAAAGGAAGGATCCAATGAATAGCTTAGCAGTAGCTCATGAGCCAGAGGTAATGCAGTATCAGCAGGTTACAGTTGATCTTTGTAAACGGTTTATTCAATACCTCGATGCAGGTAGTCAGAGAACAACCCAGGAATATGCAAAGGCAATCAATAAATTTATCAAATGGACACAGATCGAAGGCATCGGACAGCCCCAACGTGAAGATGTTATCCGGTACCGTGATATGCTGAGAGAAAATTATAAACCGGCTACCGTGCAGCTTTATATTATCGCTGTAAGACAGTTCTTTCGTTGGACCTTGCAGGAGGGCATCTATCCTAATGTGGCCGATAATGTCAAGAGTGCAAAATCAGACCGTATCCATAAGAAAGATGCACTGACAACCAGACAGGCTCAATACGTTCTGGAAACACAGGCAGAGAAAGAAAGCCTGCAGGGGAAAAGAGACTATGCAATACTAGCAGTTGCTATGACTGGAGGGCTCAGAACAATAGAAATTCAGAGAGCTAATGTAGAGGATCTCAGAAATGTGGGAGATCATACCGTGCTATTTATTCAAGGAAAGGGGCACGATGAGAAAGGTGAATATATTATTATTTCAAATCAAGTAGAAAAGATTATCCGGGATTATCTAAAAGCAAGAGGAAAGGTTGATAAGAAAGCACCTTTGTTCTCCTGTGTAAGTAATCGTAATCAGGAAGGACGCATGACAACCAGGAGTATAAGCCGAATTGTAAAAAATGCATTCATTGAATGTGGACTTGATTCAGACCGCCTTACAGCTCACTCCCTTCGTCATACCGCCGGCACATTGAATTTACTAAACGGTGGTACCTTACAGGAAACGCAGCAGCTTCTTAGGCATGTAAATGTTAATACGACACTTATTTATGCCCATAACCTTGAAAGAGTAAATAATAAGAGTGAGGAACGAATCAGTTCGGCTCTATTTCAATAGATTAATTCAAGTATTACATTGTAATACGTAGTAGTGTATTACAAATTAATCAGTATTACAAATAAAATACGCTGTAGTGTATTACAGAAAGGGGTTTATCTTATGACAACAGAAAAGGAATTAAAACCAAAGAGCTTCCGGATTGATGATGAAACTGCCGAGAAGTTTAAGCAGATATCTTCTTTAATCGGTGGCAACCAGCAGGAAGCATTATCTAAACTCATTGAAGCGTATGAATTTCAACAAGGAAAGGCTATCCTTACTGAGAAAAAAGAGGATATAGAAACCTTTGAGAAGTATGTAACCATTTTAACACGTATGTTCATGGGAAGCCTGGAGGCTAACCAGAATATCACTGAAACGGTGAGAGCTGAGTTCGATGCTCTTCTAAAATCGAAAGATTCTACCATTCAGGACCTTCAGGAGAAGTTAACTGTTGCTAAGCAGCTGAAGGAAGAAGCCACATTAAAGGCTAAAACACTGACCGATGATAACAGCAGCCTTACTAACCGAATAAATAGTATCCTAAAGGAGCTTGAGGATACTAAGGATAATTATGAAGGTATCTTAGAGGATAAGAATAGCCTAAATAAAGCCCTTACTAATTCTTATAACGAGGTTAAGGCAAAGGTGGAGGGTATGGCTGCAGAGTATAGTGAATTTAAAGAAAAGGCTAAGCAGTTGGACAAGGTTACTATGGAACGTGATACTCTTCAGAAAGAAAAATCCAGATTAGAGGATGCATTGAGATCTGAAGCGCAGCATACAGCAGAAGCCCTGGAGCAGAATAAGAAGCATTATGAAGATATGGTGGAAGGTATTAAGCAGAAAGCAGAGTTATCACAACAAAAAGCACTGCTTGAATTGGAGCGTAAATACCAGGATCAGCTACAGCAGCTGAAAGAGGAAAAGCAAAGAGAGGTTGATAAGTATCAGCAAAAGTATTTTGACCTTTTGGAAAGAATGAATTCGGAGAAAGAAAAAGAAGCTCCTGCTGCTGACACTTCAGATAATACAAATTCGAATGTTAAAGCTTAATGTAATGGGAGGAAGATAAATTCATGATAATAGCATGGTTGAATGAAAAAGGCGGGGTTGGAAAAACAAGCCTTTGCTTTAATGTCGGATGGTACTTGGCAGAGCTGGGAAAGAAGCTTCTCTTTATCGATCTTGACGGCCAAAGAGCTAATCTCTCTTTCTTTTGCAATATTAAGGACCGGGAGAATATGCCCTGTATGAAGGATGTTTTAATGGACGGCATGGATATTAACGAGATCATTATTCCCGTAAAGGATAATATTGATATTATTCCGGGAAATGTGGAGCTGACCGAGATTGGAAAGTCCGTAAAATTCAGTACCATGGTGGAAGCAGTAAATTCGATTAATAAGGATTATGATTATATCTTTATTGATATCAATCCGACTCCGACACGCGCACACGTTTTAACAATGGCAGTAGCTGATTATTTGGTTATCCCCATGTTGCCAGATGTTGCGACGCTGGAAGCCAATAAAGGAATTATAGAGACTTATTCCATAGTAAAGGATAGTAATATAAATTCTAAGCTAAAAGTGCTAGGTATTGTTTTTAATAAATATAACTCCAGAGCAAATTTATCTCAGCAGGTAGCGGAGGTAACAGATCAGATGGCTACGAAGCTGAATACAAGTGTTTTCAATACCAGGGTAAGAAATAATATAGCCTTGTCGGAAAACGTGGGGAAGCATATTGGTATTACCGAGTATGATTCCAAAAGTAATGGAGCTATTGATATAGTGGCACTGACAAGTGAAATATTAGCAAAGGCGGTGTAATTAATGGGAAAGAAAGCAGCCCTATTTGATACAGAAGAATTTAATATATCAAAGGAATCAGAAACAAAGAAGCAGCCAGAGACGGTCGCATCCATGAGCATTGAGAACAAACAGGAGAGCTTACCGGCAGGAAAAAATAAATTTACTCCGGTACCAGCTCCGAAGAAGCGAAAATATGAATTACGTGAAGAAAGAGTAAGCTTGAGGATTAAACCTTCCATGAAAGACAACCTGGATAAGCTTTCTATAATTCATGGGAAGAGCCTTAACAATTTTATTGAATATGTTCTAGAGGAATATATAAAAAATAATAGAGATGCGATCTCTGCTTATGATGCAGAAATGAATGCTATTAATGGCCGAGAGTATTAAGGCAGGAATAAAGCGTTACACGCTATCAGACATATCACCGGCAACCGGTGAATAATAAGAAATTTGTGAGTGTTACATTCGGTACCATGATTGATACTGATGTGTAACACTTTTATTTTTGCATCATCATCTGGGATGCGTATTGCCTGGTAAAAAATATTTCGGGAAATCCGGAAATATTTAAAATACAGAGGAGCGGATCCGCGACTAGTTTGGTCTTTCCGCTTTAGAGTTTACCCGTATATTTATGTGCGGGTAAACACCTAAACGGATAGATAAATGCTATCTTTTATTAAAAATTTTGACATGCCACATAATGAAATTAGATGAGTAATACCATATTGAGTTAGCTCATCAAAACATATGGAGGATTTTATTTGATAGGCTGCATGCGATCCGATTGGCAGGATCCGTCATGACACATGAGATATCTTTAACAACTAAGACGTTATCCCCTCGTCTAAGTATGGGGATTGCTGCTTTGAAAAAGAAGCTGCTTAAGGACAGTTAGGTATATACTGCATGGCGAAGCGAAGTAGCCTAATATACCAGCGTAGAACGCGAGACAGTATCTCAATGAGATATTGCACAAAGTAACCGGAGCCCAATATTATATCCGGCGAACCCTACTTAACAAATAATCTTAAGGAGATAAATATTATGGGAAAAATCAAGTTAAGAAAACAACTTAAAGATATATTGTATGAAAAATACAGACAAGGACATGGTATGCCAAAACATGCTATCAAGGACAGGCATAACAGTACTCCATACATTCATTCACAATCCACATATGAGACCTATAAGAAGCGTGTAGATGCTTTTTGTAACTATTGTCAGGCAGAAGGTATTAAAACTATTCAGGAAGCCCATGAGCATATCAAAGACTACTTATCCTGGCTAGAACATGATGAATACGCTCAGATCTCTGCATGGACGATTAAAACAGCAGGAGCAGCCCTGGCAAAAGTCTTTGACTGTGGGATAAACGACTTTGGGTATGTATATCCAAAGAAAGAACGTGCTGATATCAAGCGAAGCCGTCTGATTACAGAACGTGACAAACACGTTTCTAAGGCTCACAATGAAGAGTTGATATCCTTTTGTAAATCTACTGGACTTCGACGAATGGAAGTTGAGAACCTGCGGGGCAGATATACTCATAAGGGTGTCACCCATGATACTGTTTTTGAGCAAGACGGTGTATGGTACATCAGGGTGATAGGCAAAGGCGGCAAATACAGAGAAGCGGAGATTCTGGGAGATAAAAAGCAGATTCAAAGAGTAGTCAGTCTGATCCAAACCGCAGAAGATAGTAAAGTATGGGCAAAAGTACATGATAAGCTTGACGTGCATGGACTTCGGGCAGAGTACGCTTGTAGCATCTATCGCAAGTACGCAAGGTCTTTAGAAGAATGCCGGAAGGAAGAACACTATCATTGTCGGGGGAATCAGAAAGGACAGAGATACGATAAAATGGCTATGCAAAAAGCAAGCGAGGCTCTGGGACACAGCAGGGTATCTGTAGTAGCCAGTAACTACTTCTGGAAGCTTTAAAGTGTGACACTTTCCTCCTCCATCAAAACGAAGAATGCAAAGAGAACTAAATTCATCATATGAAATTCACGATAATTTACGATAGTTCACAAGACTCTATGTCCGCTAACCAGCATTAGCGGACATAGAAAAAGACATTCAAATGTCATACAAATATATGATAATGAATTAACGAGAGGAAGATTCCCATCGCTAATATGTGCCTTCTGTGAAGAAACCGGAGGGGAGATTTTCCCCACTCCAATTTCTTCTGAATGTTAATCGGGAATTATTGTAGTATGTGATAGTGGTCTGCAATCATTTATGATTGCCATTATAACCAGGCTGCCATCCACTACTTTTAATTCTGTTTTATATCTCTTATTTGACACTACCAAATCAACCAGTGCGCAGGTTGTGGCATCAACTGCTGGTATAGAGATGGTTACATTGGTGTTATATGAAGTTGTTACGATTTTAGCCAATCTATGAATCCTCCTTCCCGTATATTTTAAATTTTCCTCCTTTCGAATCAAAATATCTATAACTGGAGCATATCGGAATGATTCATGTTGAAATTTTTATAAAAGAGTCTTTTTTCAGTTTTCATTTGCATGGAGCACCAGGAAGACAAAGATGTTTTATTACAACAGCGAGAGATTATATATAAACTGTAGAGACTTTTATAAAATATGTGTGATCTTTTATAAAAGATATTAGGGGTTTTATAGGGGTGGTCCAGAATGGACACCCCTTCATCCGGAACAAAATAGAGAATCGAGAGTGCCACTTCATGAGCTGCACTGGATCGCCGGCTTCATAGAGCAAGGAAAATAAGCTTTACTTTTCTTAAAACATGGTAGGAGAGGGATGGGTATACACAAGGCCATGTAAAGCGAAAAACCATGACGTTTTACTTCGTGTACCCTAACACTACTATTTTCGTACTAGATAGAGAGAAATATCCATGACTATGGTTCATTCATCTGAGATATTAAACTAAAAATTCCTTGATTTTAAAGGAAAAAACACTTGACTATATAGGGAGAGATAAATCAGGGTAAAAAACCCCCACTTTGTACAACCACTTTTATAAATGCATGACAAATGGATGCTAAATATAAGACATATGACCTCGTAAAATGACCACAGAGCGATTTTAAATAAGAAAAGGTGTTATTCATCATGTAAAGGTTTAATTTGAATGGTGAGCTTATCAGGAAGAATAATTTTGACAACATGATAAAACAATGATAATATGATGATATCGAAAGGAGTGAGAGCACATGATAAAGATCAGACCTGTATCAGACTTAAGAAATAAGTTCCCGGAGATTGAAAAATTAGTGGAAGCAGACGGTGAGCCGGTGTTTCTAACTAAAAATGGATATGGAACGATGGTTCTAATGAGTATTGACCAGTATTCAGAGCTTACAGATGATATAGAACAGAAGCTGGATGAAGCGGATCAGGAAGCAGAGCTTACCAGTACCAGGTATACACATGAAGAAGTTATGGAAAGCATAAGGGCAGAAATCCATGGAAAGAGATAATTACAAAGTTATTTATTCCCCAATGGCAAAGAAGGACCTTACTGAGATTGCGAAGTATATCGCCTTCGAACTATGCAATCCGGATGCGGCCGATAATTTTCTGGCTGACGTTGATCAGGCTGCAGAAGAGCTGAAAGCATTTCCTCTTTCAGGAGCTTTATATAAATCAAAGAAGAAGCGTAAGCTGCAGTACCGGATGAAGTTCATTAAGAACTATACAGCTTATTATGTGGTGGTTGGAGATACGGTAGAAATTCGCCGGGTATTGTATAAGCGCAGGGATACCAGGAATTTAATAAGAGAATAAAGATAAAATTTGACTTAAAGAGAATTATTAGCTATAATGGAAAAAACGTTCAAAAATAACTGAATAATGAAATTAAAAGCACTTCAGATAAAATCTGAAGTGCCATGTGTTTCAGCTAGTTCTTAAAAGCTACCAACTTTTAAGAATTGGACCAAGGTACAGGAATACCACGAAACCAACGACAAGCGCGAGCTGAAGGATGTTTTGTTTATACGTAAAAGTATAGGCTTAATATATCAATAAGCAAGTAAAAAGTCAATAGTTAAAGGAAAATTTGTGGCATGGTACCTTGGTACCGTGCCTTTTTTGACGTCTTTTATACATACTCAGAAGCAGCTTAACTGATTTTTTGAAAAATGGAAGTCAGTTAGGATTATTAAATTTATGCTTTTTTATGAATTTCATAGGGACAAGCTATCACTTAACCTGCCTTTTAAGAAAAGGGATGCGTTAGGCTTATTAAATTCATGCTTTTTTAAGGCAGCAGTCTCATTTGATGCAGATATTCGCTAACTTAGCACCTAATCTGTCATATTAAGAGTAATTGAATATTGAAAACCCGGAGTAATACCGGTAGTGCTGAGAGGATAATCACTATAAAATAACCTTGCCTATCGGGGACAGAGCTGTTAATCGAGCCATACATCCGAGGGCGGAATCACCGTTAGATGGTAAGGGGGTATCCTTCATCAATCGGAAGAAGTGAGTGAGATCTCACATTTTAGAGAAGTGGTACATACACATGTGACCGTTCCTGTCGCTTATTTCGCTATTCCCTTGAGCAAGGATAGACCAACGAAGTAAGAGGGGGGGCAGACAAGGGAGTGATTTCCCACGGCATTAAAGGCAGAACCTCGGCCGTTTTGAATTATATTCAATGAAGTTTGGCAGTTAGTAATAGCTGCAGGTGATACGGATACTTCGGGCGCTTATACGTCCAGAAATTCAAATCGCCTTCCCTGCACAATTTATTAAATATAGATTGTGCAGGGGGGGAGGAAAGCCGTTGCTTGAACAACTTTCCATCCAAATTAGAGTATCCAGAGCTTAGTGTCAAGTCAAGAGATTAAAAAATAAAGGCTTTCCTAGGGGGTAATGCTCCCTTTGCCTGGAATATAGAATATAAACTATAGTATAGATATCATGGCTATCTCCCATTATGGAAGGTATTTTTTTATGCTTTATTAGTCATATGTAAAGGTATATTGTCATATGACTATCGTTATTTTATAATGACATTGTAATAAACAACAACAATTTTTAATGCATGGAGAGGAGGAGAGAATTGATTATAGCAAATACTGAAAATATAGTTTTAACACGATCTTTGAAAGGATGGAATCAAAAACAACTTGCCATGAATTCTGGATTAAGTGCTGCAGCTATAACAAAGTTGGAAGCAGGAAAATCTGTATCTCCAGAAACAGTAAAGAAGATTATGCAAGCTTTTGGATCTTCTGATGTGGAAAAGTATTTTTGCTATATTGCAAAGAAAAATAATTAAGCTAAAACAAAAAAATATTTAGAAAGGAGGGATATTTACGGAAGGATTAAGAATCAAATTTAGTGCAATTGATGAACTGAGCAATGCTTTAGATAAGATGGATAAAGCAGGAGATAAGATAATTGAAAAATTCGAAGCATTTAATTCTACAGTTGACGACACTTATTCAGCTCTTTCTGATGGTGCCAATAAAGTATCATCTTCCATGGAGCGCGCTACAGAATCTACTGATTACTGGACAGATGCCATTGGAAGCTATGACAAAGAAGCTATGGAAGCTGTGTATTCTACAGAAGAATTAGTCAATATGGGATACAAGACAGAGGATGCCTTGGAAGAGGCTGCAAAAGCCGCCGACAAAGCTACTGAAGAAATCGCTGATTATGGTAAAAAATCAGAAGAAGCTGGCGGAAAGTCAGAAAAGTTCGGGGAAAAATCCAAAGAAGCAATAACCTCTCTGAATGATGTACTGACGACTGCCGGTGTTGCTGTAGCCATTAAAGAGATAACAGAAGCTTTTGCTGAATGCTCTGAAAAAGCTTCTGAATTTGAAGTGAATGTGGCTAAGATAACGACGGTTGCTGATACTTCGGTTCGTTCGGCAAGTCAATTGTCAGAGGGTATAAGCGCTCTTTCCATGGATGTGGCTAAATCGGTTAATGAATTAGCTGAAGCCGAGTATGATGCGATCTCTTCGAGTATCGAGACAGCGGACGCTATTGACTTTGTTGATACAGCAAATAAGTTAGCCGTAAGTGGTTTTACAGACTCCGCTACAGCTGTAGACGTACTTACAACATCAATTAATGCCTATGGTATGCAAGCATCTGAGGCCTCGATGATCTCGGATTATTTAATAACTACTCAGAATTTAGGTAAGACTACCGTTGATGAACTATCCAAAAGCTTAGGTATGGTAATTCCTACAGCTGCCGCTTATGCGGTAGAGCTTGATAATTTGAGTACAGGATACTCAGTCCTGACTTCGAATGGTGTTGCAACAGCTCAATCGACTACTTACCTGAAATCAATGCTGTCAGAGCTGGCAGACACGGGAAGTACCGTTGCAGGTATACTGTTGGATGAAACAGGGAGATCCTTTACGGAATTGAATGAAGACGGTTATTCGCTTGGTGATGTAATGCAGATTTTAGGTGACAGCGTTGGAGGGAATGCTACTGCATTCTCTAATTTATGGAATAGTATTGAAGCTGGTACTGGTGCATTATCCCTTTACAATTCAGGAGCTGAAAAGTTTAATGCTTATTTGGATGAAATGAGAAATTCAGTAGGAGCTACAGCGAAAGCCTACGAGGTTATGACAAACACAACTGATTACTCTACTCAGAGGATGGAAAACAGTTTTAATAACCTCTCTATTGCTATTGGTGAAGACTTAAATCCTACGATAAGCGATTTGCAAAATGATATTGCGGATGTGACCGACAAGTTTACAAAAATGATTCATGATAATCCTGCAATATCTGCGGCTTTAACCGGTGTTACCCTGGCGATAAGTGCTGCCACAGTTGCATTGGTAGGATACAAAGTAGCTATGACTGTAGCGACACTTGCTACTACAGCCTGGACAGCTGTCCTTGATATGAATCCGGTCTTTTTGGCAATTACCGCAATAGGAGCTCTGACAGCTGGAGTAGTAGCATTTTCAGCGATACTTGGTGATAGCACAGATGAAAGTGACAATTGGATTGAATCTGCCAGAATACAACATGAAGAGCTTCAGGAACTCAATAAAGAATATGATGAAGCTATTGATAAATACGGAGAAACATCAGAAGAAGCTCTTCGATTACGTTATCAAGTAGATGAATTAAAGGAGAGCTTTGAATCTAACAAGCAGACAGTAGATGAATTTGTTGCTGAGTGTGAAAATCTGATTTCCACTAATCAGGAAATAATGAAAAGCTATGATGATAATATGAATTCTATCCATACCAATGAAATCAGTACAATGGCATTGATTCAGAGATTATCTGATTTGGCTAAGTCCACAGATCAGACAGCAGGTTCACAAATGGAAATGGAAGCGATTATTGAAGATCTGAACGAATCAGTGGAGGGATTATCTTTATCCTATGATGATTTAATTGTTAATCAAGATTCAGCTATTGAATCGTTAAAAGCTATGGCGCAGGCTCAGGCAGAGCAGGAAAAATATCAGGAGCAATACGATACATATGTTAAGGCACTAAAATCTGCCGCAGCATTAGAAAGTGAAATTGCTAAAGCTACTGATGAAAAAACAGCGGCGCAGGAACGCTATAATGCTGCAGAAGAAGCTTATTCGGAGAAATTATTACTATTATCTAAATATGATACATCTGGCATGGCAGGATTATCAATGATGTTTTCAGATGAAAAAAAGGAATTAGACAAGGCTTCCGAATCACTTGAAAAATACTCTGCACAGCTAGAAGGAGTGCAGAAAGATTACGATGCAGCAATTGATCAACAAGAAGAAATCACATCCTCATGGGAGAAAATGACCAGCACTGCAGAGGAAACAGTATCGGCAGAGGAAGCAGTCGCAACAGCTACTGAAGGGGTTTCGGATAAGCTTAAGGAACTGGCAACGGCTTATGAGGATGCTTATTCTTCAGCGAAAGATAGCATAGATGGACAGATTGGTCTCTTTGACACGATGAAAACGGAAACGGAGCTATCTATTTCTGATATGCAAAAGGCCATGGAAAGTCAGTACGAATATATAACTAATTATACAGACAACCTTAAGAAAGCGGCTGAGTTCGGGTTAGATACAGATCTGATATCAGCATTGTCAGATGGAAGTACTGAAAGCGCAGGGCAGTTGGATGCTATTATTTCAAAGATAGAGAAGCTTGGTGGAACGACCGAAGGGATGTCAGATGATGCTAAAAAATTCATAGACAACTTTAATTCTTCTTTCACAAAGGTTGAGGATGCCAAAGATACATTTGCTACTACTGTAGCAGAAATGGAAACCAGCTTTTCATCCGGAATGGATACGATCGGCGAAGAGCTTGCAACTGCTATAGACGGTATGAATATGTCGAATGAAGCTGCCGAGGCCGCTAAGTCAACTATGGATGCCTATATTGATGGTATAAAGTCAAAGACCGGAGAACTGAATTCCGCACTGGCTTCTATTGATTGGGCGAATGCCAATATGTCTAAATTTTCAACTACCGGGCTCCATGAAGGATGGGCAGCATTTGCTGATCCTTACGCATCATTGCCCTCGGTTGATGAACTTACAAAAAGGTGGAGCATTCCGCATGCAGAAGGCGGTATTTTCGATACACCACATTATGGAGTATTTGCTGAAGAAGGTCCTGAATCATTCATTCCGATTGACGGTTCCGAGAGGTCTTATAATATTTGGGAGGACACCGGCAGACTGATCGGTGCTCTTCCGGAAGACGATACCGAAGGTATTTCATTACCTGTTTCTGAAAATACAGATAATCGTCCAGGTACATCTGAAAGATCAATAACTCTAAAAATAGAGGGAGCTGGGAGCCTCAAGGTGGATGGAAGGTTATCAAAGGAATCCATACTTGATACACTGACTGAAAATCTACGCCCGATACTAATAGACATTATGGAAGAGGAAATATTAAATTCAGGGGATGCATCATATGAGTGGTAATAGAAAGGAGAAAGCATTTATGGAAATTGGAGCAGATGGAATTAATGTAAAAATAAGATGTTTTACATCCAGGATAAAAAATCTTGGGAAAAAAAGCAGTATATATAAAAATAGTGAATGTGAGTTGAAAGCAAGCATGAGTGCGCAGCTGATAACCTTCACGATCCCGGATAACAATATCATTATCAACATGAAAATAGGTGATATTGTCGATGCAATTGCTGCTACTAATAATAAATACAAGAGCATGAGAAATAAGGATAAAATTTCAGAGTTTATGGGCGGAAATCTGAGAAAATAGGATCTTCTATATATCATGAAATTGTGAACCAATGGAGGGATTTGATTGCATACAAGCATTAAAGAAGTTGTTCAAAGCATGATTCCCAGCGCACCTGGAATTATGTTAGGTCGTGTTATCAATGAGGATCCAATTAAGATTCAAATTGTGAATGATAATTATTTTGTACTAGATTCAAATAAGCTGTTAATTTCAGACCATTTAAAGGACTATGATCTGCAGATAGAAATGCATAATACTCAAGTAACCGGAGCTACATCTAGTGATAATGAACATAGTCATAACATCTCTGATTTTGAAATGACAGAGGGAACTATCAAAATAAAAAACAGTTTAAAAAAGGGCGATTTTGTATATATTTTACCGCCATATGATAGCAATAACATATATTTTGTTATTAGTAGAGCAGATTAATTTTCACACAGGGCAGCAGCGAAAAAGCAACTGCCCTTATGATTTATAAAGGAGAGATGAAGCATGGGGCATAAAACGGTTGATGTATCTGAGTTGGAAAGTTTCTTCAATCGATTAGAAAAAGCGGCAAAAGGAGATTTCAGAAAAGAATTAGAAAAGTTTCTTGTTAGTCTAGGAGATGAGTTTCTTCGTATTTTGGAAGATGAAATAATACGAAAAGAAGTAATGGACACAAGGGAACTTCTTAATAGCTTTCACAAAGGGAATGAAAGTAACATTTGGGAGCTGAATGAAGGAAACTTGAGCCTCGAAGTTGGCTCAAATCTGGAATATGCAGCATATGTGAATAATGGACATACGACGGTTAATGAAGACACGAAAGGAGCTTTTAGACTGAAAGACGGAACATTGGCCAGGTTTATTCCAGGAAAAGTGGTTTTAGATAGCAACGGCAAAATTATTGATTTTACATATGATCCTTCAGCAAAGACAGGTATGACACTTAAACAAAAAGATGTTAAAGGAGTTCACTATTGGGAATCAGCATTAAATATTCTTGAAAAGATGATGCCTAAGATTCTCGAAGTAAAAATGCAACAATGGATAGAGCACTATTTTAAAGATTTATCAAATTCGGCTCATGATTTCTATAAATAGAGGAGGTGATGAATATGCTCGAACAGGAACTTGCAAGTATAATTCGTATGGTATTGGATGCAGCTGGTCAGGTAACTCCGTATTATAATAATATTTTTGAAAAATTTGCTGTTCCATCAATATTCTTTCCGATACCTGAAAAGGATAGTTGGAGTAATTCACTATCTTCATATGAGATTTCATATATGTGGTTTTTAAAAGTTTTCGCAGCAGATACCCAATCTGCAGATGAAATCGCTTCAAATGTACTGGAGCATATTGTATCCAATAGAAACCGGATCCCATTGTATAACATGGATGGATCCTTGAACGGAAAATCTCTTCTAGTAAAAGTTCCGAAGCTTCGTAACATTGAAGAAGGAATTGTACAGATTCAAATCGATTGGAGCTGCATCCGGGCATATTATCAGGAGCCATCAGAAAAAATGACTAACTTTAAAGCAGCCTATAACGGTACAATCCTTTCTGAGCATGATATGGGCTTAGCTTTACAAATAGCCATAGATAAGTACCTTAATGACTATCGTCCAGTATCTACAAATGTGCATGCCGGCGAAATGCAAATATAAAAAAGAGTGCATCCGGAAAAGGTGCACTCTTTTAATAACTTATGAATTTTTTTCACGTTCCCGCTGGTTCCGCTTCGCCATGAGCTGCCCGCACCGGTTAGAACAATACTTCTTTCGTGTTTCATTCCCAGCTACAATAAAATATTCCGGACAGGTTGGGTTGAGACATTTCTTAAGCTTTGCATCCTGTGAGAAGAGTAGGAATAATTCTAGATATATCAGTTCCAGCAGGGAATTAACATTCCATGTACCATAAAACTTATTCCCATCATGCTTTATAACCGGGCAAACATCACTAATATATTGATTTAGTTCATGGGAGATAATCTGATTAGCAATGTATTTTAGGTTATTCAAAAATTCCGGAGAAACCGTAGTAATAAATATCTCTACTTTCCAGGTGAATATAATATTCCATTGCGTATCGATGTCCTTAATACCAATATTCTTCCGGATAGTATCAATGAATAGATAAAGATCCTTCTTCTGATCCACTGGATCATTCATCAGATAGCTCATGAAGCGATTAACATATTCGCCTAATTGCATTCTTTCACTGAAGGGCTGATTATACCAGGTATCCATTAGGTGTTGTATCATCTGTAAGTCACTGGTTACCCTTTTCCCATATTCCCATGAACCATCTTCAGATTTACATTGGCATGAGGCAGGGGAAAGAAGCAAAGATATTGCATTCTTAATCATATCCGCATAGTTATTATCCTCAGCTGCAGATCTCAGAGCCAAAAGCTTCTGCAATCTAGAAATTACAGTTCTATATTCCATGAAAGGCTCCATAGTAACATTTGAGTTGTAGTCTGATTTCACAACTCCACGGTGAATGGTCCCAAGCCGGCCGTACTTATTGCAGAAAGAAATAATAGCATCTGTATCATACATCTCAATTGCTGCAAGTTCTAATGAGATTGGCTTTTCATCAATGCCGAAGGATGCATTTATCCGGATAATCTCATTCTCTTCATTCGAAACTATGTAGTCATTTTCTAAAAAATAATTTCCCTTCTTGCTTACATAACTAAATCCATTATTAACTACCAAGGCTAATCCTCCTTTTCAAGGTTAAAAGTCATATATAAAGGTATATTGTCATATGACATTCGTTAATTTATAATGACATTATAGCAAACAACAACAATAAAATCAATAGAAAAAGTCCAGCTAAGAAATGTCAAT